TGCGGCCATCGGCATCCCGAATCATAGCCTTGATGCAGCAGCGGTCGGGTTGCAGGTCAACGAGGTCGGATTCAATGGACCAACCAGCGAAGGTTGGCTCGTTGCGGAAGAACAGGAGGCGTTGGTTGACTTCAACATAGTCCTTGCCTTTGATGTTGGTGGTTTTAAACTTGTGCATGGTTTGGGGTTTAGGATGCTTTTTCAATTAATTCAACTTTTACGGATTGGCCTTCTGCAAGGAGTTCAAATAGGATGGTGGCCGTTTCTAACTTGCCGCAGCAAATTTGAGCGAGGCCATGACCCCATGTCAATTTATAGAATTTCTTGTTCATGGTTTGGGGTTTAGTTGGTGATAATTGCAAAAAAGAATCTGCCGAAAAATGCGAGGCCAAGGCAGGTGGTCAGCACGATGTAGCCCGTCGCAAGGGCTGCTTTGAGTTTGGTTTTGGTTTTGTGGGTCATGGTTTTGGGTTTGGTGGGTGGAAGAAAAGAATGTGCGTTGGCGAGGCGCACCCCTCGGTGGGTTATAGGCTGGTGTATAGGCCCGTAATTTGAGTAAAGGTTGAAGGCAAAGAATCGAAGTACATTCCCTTGGCTTCAAAAACGGGCTTAACCTCAAGGTTTTTAAATTTGCAGATTTTCACATCGTACAAATCGGAAGAAGTCAAGGTCACATACATGATGTTAGCTTTTGGGCTACCCTTAAACTTTACGATTAGGGTGTCTTGGTCAGCATAGCAGGTGGCCCCTGTCATTGCTAAGAATTTGCGTCCGCCAAGTGCTTTGAGGATTTCGGTTTGAGTTGTCATAACTTTTGGTTTTGTGGTTGGTTTGTAGGTCAAAGATACGGCGGTTTTCCCTTTTGCGACCATTGTAGTCATTTTTTTATGAATCTTTTTTTTTGGCCCCTACACCCGATAGCGTATAAATTCCTAATTTTCGCCATAAATGCACCCGAAAGCGTATAAATTTGCGGTATGACCTACCACTCTACCCGACCCGCCAAAGCCCTCACGAATGCCTTGGAGCGGCTGATGATAGCCATATCACCCGCTGACCTGGAGCAGAACCACGCCCTCCTGTGCGAGTACCGCAGGGCTTGCGAGTTGCTTGGGTACGACCCCGCAAAAGCCCAATGGGCAGGGATTCACGAAGTGTCAGCCTCCCAGTTGCCCAGCGAGCAGGACCACACCGTCTGCTATTACCCCCTATTAAACCCCGAAGAATGAGAAATATCACCCACCTCGTCGTCCATTGCACGGCCACGCCAAAGAACACCACCATAGCATCCATCCGCAAACATTGGAAGGAGGGGTTGGGTTGGAAGGCGGTGGGCTACCACAAAATCATTGAACCCAACGGAAACATCATGACCTTGGCCACCGACGACAAAGTGACCAACGGGGTTGCGGGCCACAACGCAACGAGCCTCCATGTGTCCTACATCGGGGGGAAGGATAGCGACGACCGCTCCATTCAGCAACGCCAAGCCATCGCAGGGGTGCTGCTCTCTTGGTTGCAGAAATATCCGAAGGCCCGCATTTGTGGCCATCGGGACTTCCCAGGTGTAGCCAAGGAATGCCCGCAGTTTAACGCTGAGAAAGAGTACGGTTACTTGTACCTAACAGCCAGCGATACGCAGGAGGGGTGAACGAGAAACCCGTCATTAACGGGGGTTTTCAGCGTTAATGCAGCGTAAGTCGTGCAGAGTAATCCTTTGCGGAAGGTAGCGGAATCCGCTACTTTAGGCGTACGATTTCTTCGTACATCTTAGTACAACCTATCCGCAGGCGTGAAGGTGGCGTGCAGTTGCAGTTCGGGACCTTTGTTGTCCTTGCTACTATTCCGTGAGGTTTCCAACTTCATCCAATATCCACCCAAAGGCTTCGGGCCTCTGCCTCGTTCAGTGTGAAATCCCATATAACCACCGTCCCATTCTTCCTTGTAAGTCGCCGTCCTAAGTTGGTGAATAGGTTTTTGAAGTAGGGTCTTTGTGGAGCGGTCATAGCGGTGAATCATGTTTTGGTGATAGTAGAGTTCATGGACATGGCCCATCCATGTTAGGTCGTAGCCTTCGGTGGATGCGAGGAGGCGTTGGTCTTGAATGACCCCCTTGGTGACTGGTCCGCCACCCCCTGCGCCGTGGTAGTAGTGAACGACAAAGTTGACCCCACGGAGGTTGTCGTGTTGGACTCGGATGTCAATGGTTCCGCCGTAGCCACCAAGTTGAACGGTTGTTCCTGCCTCGTAGTTTAGAATGCTGGTAACGGCCAAGAGCGGGTCAAATTCGGTATGCTTGATGATGCTGGTTTCGTGGTTGCCGTATCCGATTAAAAGGATGTTTTTGGCGTATGGCTTGAGCCAGTTGGCCGCATCTTCGGTTACGGCTTGCAAGTAGTTGTTGACTTGGTGTTCGGGACGCACTCCTGACTTGTCAGCCCGTTTGTCATAACGGCCACCCATAAGGCAAAGGGAGTCCCCATTTAGTATGATGGCGGCATTCCTGCGCAATGCTTCATCCAAATGATTTTTCAGCAGCCCCCTATCGCAATGGGGGTTGTCCCAATGCAGGTCGGAAATTAACAAAAACTCCTGCCCCGATTGGCAGGTGATGTCGTGGATGTTGCGGGTGTGCTTAGTGGTTGGTAGAATCATTGCATGGCTTTTAGTGTTGCGTTCTCGGATTCAAGCAAATGGATTGTACTTTCCAAACACTCAATCCGTTGACGCAAAACTACAAGTTCATTGCGTAATTCAGTCAACTCTTTGTTTTGTGCTTCGGCGGTAGCCTGCCACATAGCCAGCACCGCTTGGGCTTGCTTGACTTGGAGGGAATCCGCTTGGAAGCGTCCCCGTGTCAGCCAAGCAATAGCACCGCCAACGATTGCGCTGATGGTGCCGATGATAGTGGTTTCTATCAGGTTCACGCCTTGGGTGCTTCGGGTTTACCCTTCACTTTCTCAACTGCCATCCAACCAACTGACAACAAAGTAATTATCGCACCGATGATTTCGGTCAGAGTGGCGGTATCAATGACACCTTTGGCGACGAGTGTACCACCGATGAATGTTAGCAGGTGGCGAAGTAGTGCGATGATGGCTGATTTCATGAGGGGGAGTTTTGGTTGGTCGGGGTTGGCGTTACGGCGGTTAAATAGTCCCATAGTTAGAAATGTTATTTGCTTTGCGGTGTTGCAAATTCTTTGTAGTCAGCCTCGTATTGAGCGTCCCATCCGAGGAACGAATGCACCCCGCAAGGGGCGGGCCAAACGATGTAGGGGTTGAGCGATGCAGGACAATCTTCTTGGAATAACACATCCACGCAGACGGTGTTATCTATCTCACCGACTGGCACGGCGAAGTCCAGCGGTTGCAGGGATGCGAGCAACTTGTTAGCGGTGGCCCCGTCGGGGAAGGCGAACTTGCGAAAGGTGGGCATCGTTAGAGGGTTGTCAGCGTTGCGAGTTCGGGGTTGGTGAGGCGGGTTGTGTAGAGGGCCACGGCACGGATGCGGTCGTTGAAGAATTGACCCGACGAAGTGGAGCCAAGCGCAATCGTTGTTGGATTGACGGAAAATGCACGAACATCCGTATTTGTGGTTGCGACTTGTGAGCCGTTAAGAAATAGAGCCGTATCGCCCGATTTGTACCCAAAGGCAATTTTGCTAACTCCGTTTGGAACGGCAACATTCAAGAAATTAGTGTTTTGACTATTGGCCCTCCATCTAAAGGAGTAGGTGTTCCCGCCCCCTTCTTTCCTTGCCCAAATCTCATTATTTGCGTCTGCAAAAACTCTATACATATAGCTCTCTGCATAGGATGCTACAAGGGTGTTTACAAACTCCGCATATATCGTCCCCTCCGTCTGCCCGATGGACCCGCTGACTGCTCCGCTTACCGAGATGACATCTGCGCTTCGGCTTCCAGTTCCTGCGGTGGTGGGGATGAAACTTGTGGGAACCGAACCGAGTTCTAACTGCGGGGCAGCGAAGCCCATCGTTGTGCCTGTTGGTGCAACAGTTGTTGAATTGACTGCCGTTAAAACACCTAAATTAATTCTTTCAATGGTTCCACTCGCCGTCATTGTAAATGTTTCGGAGCAACGGAACACATCCGTTCCCCATCGTTCAACCCTTCGGATACGGTTCGTTGTGAGTGCGGAATTGTAGATTGACCCGCTACTAAATGAACCGCTTACATCAAACCCACCACCAAGGTCGCCCGCTGCTGCGCCACCAATAGTCGCATAATAACCGCCAATCGTATGAGTAGTTGTCTTTTTTAAAAAGAAAGAAATCGTGTAAGTGCTTCCAGACGCAAGGTTTAAAGCGGGAGTAAGCAATGGACTTGTATATCGGCTTCCCGTACTGCCAATGGAACCAGATGTGCCAACCGTTAAGTTTACACCACTTACTCCAATGACATCAATAGTAGCCCTTGTCATTGAGTTAGACAAAGTCCACCCCGATGCAGAATCGGTAGATTGCAAGATGCTATTCGTCCCCGCAGGCTCCACCAATAACGCAGGACACCCCGCTGTTCCACCGCTGGTGTAGTAGTCCAACCTCGGTATGCCCGACGCTACGGATGCGATAAGCCCCGCAGAGTTAAACCGCCGTGCCTCGGTGTTGCGGGTAACGGTGAAGTCGCCCGCTCCGCTGGTTGGGATTTGGGAGTATAGTTTCCCCGTCTTGGAACGATAGGGGACGATGAGTAAGGAGGGTGCTGCGGGCATTAGTCTAAATTATAGGTTCGCACTTGGAGGCAGTTTTCAAAAAGAGTTTCTTTGGCGGTGGCTGAATCGGCATCGCAGCGGGAATTAAACACCGCCCACACCGTATCGGTCCACACGAAGAAATTGTAATCTTGGAAGGTGTCAATGAATCGGGCTTGCAGGCAATCGTTGCTTGCGGTTTCGGCAGCGGTTGCGCCGTCAGCAGACGCACGGACATTGTAGGCCGCCCAATAAGGGTTGCCCGAACCGCCGAGTATTAGCGAGCGGGGATAGCCGTATCCGTAGCCGATGAACATTACAGGAAGGTGTAACCGATGACGCTACCCACGGATGGAGTTACCGCCGTAATCTTGCCGCCGTTCCTTCCGCTGATGACGATGCCCGCGGACACGGACTTGGCTGACATTGCGTAGGCGGCCAATAGGTCTTCGCCTCCTGTACCCGTCAAGGTCGTGAAGGTAGCGGCGGCATTCACCACGAGGAAGTCGTAATTCTTGCCCGTGACGGCAGCGTCCACGAATTCCATCGTGCCGCCCTGTCCGAGCATTTGTTGAAGAATAGGAGTTGGCATTGCTTGGGTTGTTTACTGTAAATGTAAATTAGGTCGGAATTTCACAAATGGAGTGAGAATACGGGATAGCAAACGACAAGGTTGCCACCCACCCCGCCGTGCGGTCATCTCGGCTCTCTACAAACCTCGTAAGGCTGACGCTGGTACTTAGCGTCCACTCTTGCGTCGGGTCGTTTGTAAGGCTTGAAATGAAGTCCTGTGCGATTTGCAGTTGGTCGCTCAAAACTTCATCCTCATTGTCTTGCCAGCCGAGCGTCGGACTGCCCGAAACCACGCCACCCATCGTGGCAATGGATTCCACTCGGTCGCTGAAATATACACCAACCACCAAATTGAGAGTGCCGCTATCAGTAGCCGCTGACTGAACATCCGCAAATACCAAAGGATATACGATTCGCTCACGGCTTGGGGTTCGCAGGTTTATCGTGTTGTCGGTCCCGATTGCAAGCGGGTCCCCCGTTCCGAAGGAGTTTACTTGCGGGTGAGCATTTGCAAGAGCAAGGAGTGCTTGCTTTATTCGTATCCAAGACATAGGCTTGTAGTTTCAAAATGTTTTTAGAGTGTGCGCCCATGTTCAGCAGTTATTGCAGTAGGGGTCATAGGGCCAAGGGCGGTCAAGTCCAGCACCACGGCGCAGGGTCCGAGCGTCCAAGGCCATGCCTGTGTTGTAGTTCGTGCCGTTCGGGTAAATAGTATCAAGAGCCGATGGCGGTGAGTTGAATAGCGGATAGTTGGCCTTCTGCTCCATGAGGTAGCGGGTGATGCGCTCGGAGTACCACTCGGCATCGTTCTTCACTTTGTCGGTGAGGCGGGTGATTTCGTCCATGGACATTTGGGAAGATTCCTCGCTGGTACGACGGACCATGCCCTTGTTCATGTATTTGAACGCAAGCACCATGGGTAACTCGTAGTAAAGCCATTGCACCATAGCGGGTTGGATGTAGTCCTCCAATAGGGTGGTGTTCAGAGCAGTCGTTGTACCGCTTACCACTTGACCCACCATTTCGTTGTACAGGGCAGACCCAACGATTGGCTGAATCCGCATTTCCTGCACCTTCACAATGGTAGGCCGAATTTGGGTAAACGACACATTCTCGTTTATGACCGAGTTGTCCAGCAGGGTTTGTTCGCTGATAAAAAGTGCCTTCATGCTTTCGTGATTTTATTGCCCTTACGAATGACGAGTTGCTGCTCCCACACATGGCGGCATTGGGGGCGGTTCACTCCGCTTGCGGTATGATACCAACCACCACGGCGGTTCCATACGCTATATCCCATGATGTTGGAAATACCATTTATATCGTCACGGGTGTAAACTTTCCCAGCGTCAGCCAAGTCCAGCATCACCTTGCAGAACTCACGGCTGGTCCTCTTGTCCTTGTTGCTGAAACCTGCGGCCCAAGAATATTTGTAGCGGACCTCCAGCACAGGCTCGGCCACTTCCTTGATGTTCTTCGGCAAGCCCTGCTCGGCGATTTGGTCCACGGCACGAGCGATGGGATAACGGTCTTTGGTAATCAAGTAAGCGACCCGCTTGGCGACTTTCGCTTTGCTGACCCCGAACTCCTTGGCCATTTCTTCCACGCTTGCGTCACGATTCTTCTTGCGGTAGGCTTCAATTTTTTTATCCAGTTCCTTCTCCTCCTCCCCAAGTTCAGCAAACGCTTGACGCACTTGGTCGTCTAAGTCGGTGTCAAACCGCATTGGCTTACTGTGCATGACAACATACTCGTCGCTGCTGCTCCCAAACTTACTTGCGACCACCTCCAAGACCTTGAACTCTTCCTCGCCCCATCCATAGTCCTCATCGTCTTCTTCGCCCCATGTAGGCTCGCTGAACGCCTGCTCTTGCACACCGAGCAGGGTGTTCACTTCTTCGGGGGTCAAGCCGAATCCAGCGGATAGCATCGTGCGGGCCATCTCCAAGGTGATTTTTTCTTGGGCGTAATGGCGGACGATTCGCATGAGGTTTTGATACTCCCTGCCCGACAACTTCTTGATGTTGTCGTTGGAAGCCAACCCCTGCGGTGCAGTTGGTTCGGGGCTTACTTCGGTTGCCGTATCAGGCGAAAGCCCTTGGCCCTCTGCCTTCGCAGGAAGCGACACAAGCGCACGGATTTCATTGGGCGACATTGACTCCAGCACCTTGTTTGCAACGAGCGGAGAGAGGCTATTAATGGCCGTGATGACATCCTGCACGCTGCTCTCGGTCTTAATTTCAATAGCAGGCAGTCCCGCTTTCTCCCGTAGTTCGGTGGGTGTCATTGCTTGAATCATTGCAGTTTCGCTTAACTGCTCCGTAATCGGTTCCACGGGAATAAGTTCCATCCCCTCCACGCCGTTGAACGAACCCAAATAGTTAATCATCCGCTCCACCTTCCTCACTCGGTCGTTCACATAGGTAGCCTTGAATAGTTCGTAAGCCTCCACCAGTTCCTGCCGTCCACCCAGTTGGCCCTCGGTCTTGACACCGAATAGCATGGGGTTCACGACCCTGTGCGAAATAAAGATTTCCGACTGGATGGCTTTGTTCAAAATCTCGAACTGCTTATCCATGTCCGATGGCGTGAGCGGTTCCAAGGTGGGAGCCTTTGAAACATCGTCGTTGAAGGTGACCACAAAGCGACCTGCATTATCGGTCCCGCTGAACTTGCGCTTGATTTGACGCTCAATGTCGCCCTGTTCTTCGGGTGTCGGGATGCCGTTGTTGAAGTTTATCAAGTACCCGCCCCAAAAGTTGTTGCGGAGGTTGTTGTTGTGGAAGTTCGCAACCTGCACATCGGCTTCTATCCACGCCAATCCCCCCATGTATTCGGGTAAAGGATATGACTTCACGCCTGCTGCATAGACCCGATAGTAGAACAGTTGCTTGCCGATTCGGTTGTCAGCATCAAAGGCGGGAATCTTTTCGACATCCCCGATTTTGGGGTAGAGTTGGACCATTGCATCGTCGTACCAATCAGCGACTTGGAACATCCGCTCGTCCTTGTCCACACGAATCTT